CGCATAGACAAACGACCCTATCTCAATAACAACCATAAGTAGCAGAAAAATATAGGTGACGATAGGGCGAACGCTACCGCGTAGGTTAGCAGCCCATTGACTAGCCCCCTTGCCGATCTCAATGTCGTGTGTGTACAGGGCTTGTTGCTCTGCGCTATCTGTTTGCGTCTGTATCTCGTCAAGTTTAATCTCCTCAATCTTTACTTGTTGTACGAATCCAGCCTTCTGGAGTTCAAGTTCGCGTGTTAGTTGGAGGTGAGCCATCTCCAGTTCATGTTTCTTATCCCCCTTATCCTGGAAGAAGTCCAATACCTTGGGAACTCCTGCTGTAAGAAAGCTAACGATAGTAGTGAATAGTGTAAACATTATTTGCCTCCAAATAGATGAATTAGATAGCCGATACCTGACCCCATTGCAGCACCAGCACCTCCAACCACCATGAGCATCTTCCAACCACCCTTTGCTTCTGAGAGAGTGACAGAGATGTCGGTTAGTGTTAAGTTTAGTTGTCTGATGGATGCGCCTAATTCTTCTAAGTCGGATTCTATCCTGTTAATCTTCTCAGATGTAACCGCTTGAATTACTTGCATTTCGCTAAACTTTCTACGTTCTTCCATGACATTATCCGTTAAATTTTCTAAAAGGAGTCCATCTGGCTACGAACTGACCAGAAGTTTTCCACCCAATGCTCGCTTCAAAACACTTGCCATTCCCACGATCTTTGACTAGCTTGTACTGAAAGTATTGAACTCCCTCGGCATCTTCAAAGATACGGAGATATGAGCCTTCAATAGCAGGTGCTCTGTCGGATGGGTTAGCCCCCTCCTCGGAAAGTGTCACTAAGGGTGACTTTGCGCCTAGTACGCTGTAAGCAAATCCATACGCATTGTTACGATATAGCCACATGACACGCAGTATGTAGGCACAGATGAAGTTTTTAGCGACACCATCAGTTCTAAGCCAGCTAGTAGCTTCGATAAACCTCGGTTCTTTACCATCTAATGTATCGTCGTAGGTCTGAAACCATCTGAGCCATGATGGTAGGTTTCCATCGCTGTCTGCGAAGATAGGCAGGATGGGGTTTATACAGTAACCTATTAGGTTGACTGTGAAGTCTGCTAGGAAGTATATTAGGAAGCGTGTGTACATATTATTCGTACAAAATATTTATAGAGCCAGCATCGAAGGTGTTTGTGCCGTTTACTGTGGTTAGACGGATGCGGTCTAGCACCCCAGAAAGTGTTTTATTTCCAGCAGCAGTCATTGTGTATCCAGTTGAAACAGTACCTGTGCCAGATAGAACCCACAAATTAGGGCTTGTAGATAATTGGTGAATTGTGAAAGCACCGATTATATAATCTGCTGAACCACCAGAATATATTGCAAAACCTGTTACAGCAGATTGAGATGCAGAAGTTGTAGATGTAACGCTGCTTGCACTAATATATCCTGTTATCTCTATCCCTCCTGAAGTACCAAGTTGTATTAAGTTAGTGGAAGCAGCCCCAACCGTACTAACCCCATTAAACATCACAGTAATCCTCTTAACCCAACTAGGTATCCCTGTGAAGTCAATAGATGTACCAGATGTACTAGCGACTGCTGTTCCACTTGTAATCACGCTACTTGCCATAGTAGACAAGACAGCCCCTGAGATGCTAGGAGAAGTCCCCAATACAACCGCACCTGTTCCTGTGCTTGTAGTTACTCCTGTACCGCCATTAGCTACTGGCAGAGTTCCTGTTACTGTGGTTACTGGTACGCCAGTGTCCCCTGATAAGATTAGGCTCATATTAAATCCCTACCTTTGCGTTTAATGTTTTCAACTCATCCAATGTGGTAGCAGTAATCTTTGTTATATCACGCAGTCTTTGCTTCTCAGCGACGATAGCTTTAGTGTCTGCACCTGATTCTAGGGCGCGTTGGAATAGAACGTCTTGTGCTTCCATGAGTGGCTTGCGTTCTGCTCTAAGTCTATCTTGAGTGATGGCTACTGCTTTGGTGAAGTTAATTGTTATCACGCTGTCATCTCCCATGCGTTACGGAACGTGCGGTCTGTTGGGATATCAGCAACATCCACAATCTTAAATGGCTTGCCAAAAGGAACATCTTTGGCAGCAATTTCATCAATGGTCATTGTGGCAAGGGCTTCTTCTGTTGGTCGGGTGATGGCTACTGTGCCGTTGTCTTGTATATAGATGATTACTTGGTTCATTTTGATTTCCTTTGATTAGCGGAATACGGAAGCGCAGATAGGTGCACTATCCGTCTTCGCAAACGCTCCGTTCGTTGTGATAAACCTAGCACTACCAGCCAGCAATGAGGATATATATCCTAAATTATTCAGAGAGTCTTTTGTTATGAATGAATAATTCGCATCAACCATAGCAGTCGTAAAGTTAACCGTGTAATCGCCAGTCCCGTTATCCGTGATAGAACTCACATTTCCACTTGCGTTAATAGCCACAGTGCCAGTGCCATTAAAGTTTACCCATGCGCGACACATATAGAGTGGGGCAGTACCAGATACAGTTGATACGGTAGCTGAGTCTATAACTGGGGTTACAAACGTAGGAGATGTAGCACTTAGCACACCAGTAGCCGAGAGTGTCCCTGTGATGGCTACACCAGTAGAGGTGAGGGCTAGTATTGTGGTAGTGCCAGATTGTAGGTTGAGATTGCCAGAAGCGTCTGCAGACGTCACAACTCCACCACCCCCAGCCGTCAGAGCAGAAATCGAAGAACTCATAGTGTTTTATCCTTATTCATTATTTTACTCATAAAGCAGGTTTATAGAGCCAGCATCGAAGGTGTCTGTGCCGTTTACAGTGGTGATGCGAACTCGGTCTAGAGTGCCAGAAAGAGCAACTGAACCAGAAGAATAAGTACCCAATGCAGTAGTTGTGGTATTTATTACAGTACCTGTCATAACCCAAGTATTTGAACCAAAACTTGAAAACACAAATGCGCCATGTTTGGCATAAGCTGCATTATCAGAAAATGAAATCATCCCTGCGGTTGATGTTCCTGTGTATGCCGCTGTCAAACTTAAAGTGGTTAGACTTACATACCCTGTTGTTTGCACAGAACCAGAACCAATTTGTAAAAGATGATTACTTGTGCCGCTAGTAGAAACCCCATTAAACATCACAGTAATCCGCTTAACCCAACTAGGTATCCCTGTGAAATCTATGGATGTACCAGAGGTACTAGCGACTGCTGTGCCAGAGGTGATTACACTCGATGCCATAGTGGTAAGAACTGCGCTAGATATAGCTGGTGCAGTCAAAGTCTTATTCGTCAGCGTATCAGTCGTAGCCTTCCCGACTAATGTGTCAGTAGTGACAGGGAGAGTGAGTACGCTAGAACCTGATACCGCAGGTGATGATACTGTGATTGACCCAGACGTACTTCCTGCTAAGATAATATCTGCCATATATAATCCTCTACAAAATAACCCAACGCGCACCGCTGGGAATAGTAACTGCCACGCTCGAATTCAGAGTTATCGGCCCAACACTTGACGCACTTTTAGCAGTAGTCAGCGTATAGCTTGTTGTGACTATCATCGCGTTCTCCTGGAACACCGCATCACCGCCAGCACCAGTAGCCCCTCCACCTATTGATCCCCAAGCCGAGCCGTAGCCCTCGAAGGTTGCTGTGGTTGTATTATACCTTACATATCCTGCACTTGGGGCAGCATCTCGCTGTGCTGTTGTTCCTACTGGAGCAACTATGGAGCCAGTTGCAGCAGTGACTACGTTCAGTGCTATCTTAGCTGCTGCTGCGGTAGCGGATCCAGTACCACCACCGGCTACAGGAAGTCCTGTACAGTTGGTCAGAGTACCAGATGCCGGTGTGCCTAGCGCACCACCAGTTTTAAGGTTTAGCGCATCCTCTATAACCAATGAGTCAAATTCAGCACCAATCTCAGTACCACGCACAACCTTGGATGGATTCCCAGTGATTAGTGCATCTTTTGCTGCAAAATTTGTTAGTCGTATGTATGCCATTATAGTTTACCGTTCTTTGTATATATATCCATGCGCTGAATGGATATTTTAGATCCGTTAATATCTGATTCGATACCAAATTGTATCACTTTCCCACTCCCTCCACCATTTATTTGAGACACAACAACCAAATCTCCTGTGGTATATTGTGCTATACCATATTCGCCAATGCCGTATTGTGCAATGTTACTTAGCCCTGAAAGCGTATTGGAGGCTGATCTAAATACTCCAGAATAATCAAAAGACCACTTATAAACAACAGGTTGGCTAATGGAACCAGCTAAAGTGACGAGGATTTTCTTTAAAATTGACGTTCTGGATGCTTCTCCAAAGTCAATCCAAGTGGTGTAATAGCTGATTCTATATGTCGCAGCATTGTCTAAATACCCTGTATATTCACCAACATAGCCAGCTTGCCCCAAGTACAGCACACGACTCTTGGCCTCCAAGAAGGCAGTTGGATTGATGTCGCTCCAAGTGGTGACGCGAGCAGAGCCATCCTGTAAAAGTGACCTAAAATCAAAGCAATAGGTAATAAAGCTCGCTGGGAACGTGAGCAGATAAAATGCGTTAGTCCTTGAATATACTGACTTTACATCGCTTAATGTGTCGAAGTCAATGTATGTTCTTAGGCTATCCCGAACGTGAGCACTAAACTCCTTCAATGGAGCCGACTTGTCAGCAACGGTTCTAGCGACACCACGCAAGCCGGTTGCTGACAGGAATACAATGTCCTCGCCAATGTTTTGTACGGTGTCCCTAGCTATACAGCCTACGTTGGACAGGGTATCGTCTAATATCATTGTGCTTGGTGCACTTGCACCAGAATATATAAGTGTTTGATTGTACCCAAAGATAATCAATTTGCCGTTATGCGCTCCCAAGGCAACGATGGTATCACCACCATTAGGCCATACTCCATATAGATCCAGTGAACCGGACGTTCCAGCCGTCCACTTGTGAGGGGACAGCGTATCTGACCATGTAACGGTATTCTTGTCGCTTGTAGTATCAGCACACCAGATACGGCCATATGCCGCTATAGCAGTGTTTGCTAGTGGTATAGTGCCTGTATAGCCAGTGCGCTCTGACATACGCCTAAAGGTCGTTGTAGACACTGCCGGCTCATATATGAGCGTGTCATGTGCGCTTTGAAAGAATATGCCCAATCCATTGAATGATACAAACTGCCAGTTGTTCGCAGTGATAACTGGTGCAACACCACCGCCACCATATGTTAAGGTAGTGAGAGTCGATCCAGTTCCTGTGAATAGAAAGCCATTCCCAGCAGCCAATATGGTGATTGTACCGCTGTTCTCCACCAACTCACCAATGCAGGTAATGTTGGCAGAGCCGAGATCGGTATTAGTGGTATTGACTGGCAACCACCCGTTTCTTGACCCGATTCGACCCGAATGGTCAATTACCACATTCTCAGCTATTAACGCATAGCCAGCATCCAAGTCTACAGACGCATCTTGTAGATTCAGCCCATAGAAGCCTGGTGCTTTGATTGAAAATGGTGCAATAGGAGATGCCATTAAACAGCAACCCAAGCAGTGTTTTCGCCAGACCTCATGCCATCCAAGGCGATGTAGTCGGATAGGATATTGGTGTACACCATCATGGCTTCGCTAGATGCAAGACCGCCATCCTCACCGCGCTCTGCCAATGCTCTTGCATAGGCATATGCGACTATAGGATCGGCTGGAACAACCACCACATCACCATCTGCCGAGAGTGCGACTTGCGGTACATACATATTGAGTTTGAGTGAATACACGCCATCTGGTGTGGGGAATATCTCAATCTTGCTGTCTGTTCCATCATTGCCGTACCAAGAATAGTACACCGGATGTGAATTGGTGACAGTGGTAAGCTGCTGTTGGTCAAGAATCCATTGGATTGCACAATTGCGTAGGCGAACCTTGCTTGTGGTGTCGTTGATAGATATAGTCTTTTGGCGTGTGCCAGAGCCAGTCACAACGTAGTTGCTAGTTGATGCTATGGTTGGCAAGGTGATGGTAGTACGCATTGCCTCCCAATTCCAAGCGTTTTCAACACGCACCTTGCCGTCATTGACGAACTTACCTATCATGGTAGAGTAGTCAGTGGTAGTCACAGATGCAACGCTAGATTCACGCAGTCTGGCGAGTACATCGTTAGTTAGCGTTAGGAATGTGCTCATTGATTATTACCCTCTATGAAGTTTCTCATATCTTCTTCGTTAAGCATACTATTAGTAGATAGCGGTACTGCGCCTTGTGCTATGTTGCCAGCATTTTGTCTTAGTGCGGTTCCCGTGTATGATGGTGGTTGTGTTTGTAACCATCCTCTTTTAGCCATAGATGGAACTACAGCTCTAGATACAGTTGGGGTAAGCGCAAGCAATGATAATCCACCTGACGGCATTGCTCCAACTAACGCACCAGTATCTACAGCTCCTTCAAATCTACCAATAGTGCCAAATTTTGATTGTTCAGTAGGTTGCGTGACAGTTTTGTATGTATTGGAGAAATCAGCAATAGTTTTTAAATTACCTGTGACCATTTTTTTATTTGCTGCGTATTTTCCAACTACACCAGATAGTTTTTGCAAATCAATCAATCCATCAGCCTTGCGAGCTTGGTCAATGATATTAATTTGAGATAGCTTTGTTCTGGAATCTCTAAATTTATTCAACAGTGCAGTTTTATTACCAAGTTGTGCCTCAACCAAATCCTCATACATATTTGCTAAATCTATACTAGATGCAGCCAGGTCTTTTTCAACTGTGCTTAAATCAGTTTTTTTGTATGCGGTTCTAGCGTCACTTCTTAATTTTTTAATCTTATCCATTAATATGCTTGGTGTAATATCGGTCTGTCTCAACTGTTGCTCAAGCAATTTAATAGAACCTGCATATCCAGAAAATGCTTCAGGATCTTGAGCAAATCTCTCTTTCATAGGAATCAAAATCCTATCAACATCTGCTTTAAATTGTGGAGTAATCATTACTTTGGGCGGTAGTGTTTTTTGTACATTAGCATAATCTTGGGTTAATTCACCAATTCTAGCAGATAAAGCGTTATCACTAATTGCTCCTGCCTTCATTCCTATTTGTTCTGCTAATTTTCCAGTAGCAACCTCAGTGTTTTTGAATGATAAAACAGCATCTGCACCACCAAATTTACTGACAGTTCTTTTAAATCCTGATTCAGCAGGTGCTATTAATCCAATATCATTACCTGCTTTTTTAATACCTTTTTGTATATCTAGGTATGGATCTACTTGTGCTTGCAATTGAGCTTTACTGGCCTGTACTTTACCAGCGGATTTTAATAAACTAGAACCACCCAATGCTGTTCCGGCAAGTGGTAGAGCTACCTTACCCACTTCTTCGCCTACATTTCTCCCCTGCTCTCCATTAATTGACTCTCCAATGTACCCACCTAGCATACCTAATTTCTCATTCGCATAATCCAGAGCACCACCGATCTTACCGGTTATGTACTTGCCTGTTTCTGTTCTGGGTTGATACGCTAAACCTTTGGATTTGTTGATGTCCTCAACAGCAGTCTCTAAGTTTTGACGAGTTGTTCCTTTGCCAGTCAATAAGGATGCACCTCCTTTTAATCCACCATAAATATCAGCGGCTGTCCCAGTTAGCATGGCTGCTGGAACTTCAAGCAAACCAGCTCCGAAGTCAGCAGCCTTTTGCAATGGTGACATTGGCTTACTAGCATTTTTTACAGATGCCAATGGCTTACGCGAAGCCACAACATCTGCGTCAGACCATGTATCCTTTGGCTTGACACCTTCAACAACATCAGCCTCAGACCAGCTCATTTGTAGCCTTTCGTTCCATCAGAATACTCAACTCCTATTCTTCCATCTTTCAACTTAACCTCACGGATAACTGTTTTTGCAGAAGATGGCGGCATTTCAACAGTAAGAGGAATATTAGATTTAATTCCTTGTGCTCTGCTGTTATGCTGGTTAATAATCCATCTTGCTTGAGCTTCGTTGATGTCAAGAATTTTACGCAATGATTTCTCATCAAGAGTTATCAGGCCAGCAGCCATTTTTGTAGCATATTCTCTGTCAGCATCAGATAATCCTGTACCAGAACCAAATTGCTTAATAATCTTACCTACGTTTTGCGCCATGTTTGCCGCATACGCTTGAGAATTAGATGTGGCATCACCGCCAAAATCAATACCAGCTTGTTTTAATGCCTGACCTGCACCAACAATAAAATTAGCACCAAAACCAGTAACCATTCCTTTGTCTAGAATTGCTCTGCCGGTCTGCGCAGTTTTAATAATCTGCACAGCATCATCAGCAGATGCTCTGCCTTTGATAAGCTCCTCTGCTTGACCTTTGCCCAGTGTACCTTCAAACATTTGTTCTTGTCGTGGTAGATTAACACTAACACCTGCACCATGTCGCTCGTATTCTCCACCAACATTAACCCATTTTCCAGTCGCAGTATCATATTCTTGATCTTGTGCTAATTTTGGTTTTCCCTCAACTCCGATAGTTCTCTTCTTTAATGTCGGTGCTGAACCACCAACTTGTGTAACGTCAGCCAGTGTTAAGTCAACCACACCAAAGGTTTTTTCACCTTTATCGTTTACATATTCTTTAAACTGAAGATTTGGATTCTTTAAGTATTTTGGCATTAATTCTGAAATAGCAGCAGACTCAGCCTCTGGATCATTGGGATGCAATCTTTTGGCTTCTGCGAGAGCCATGTTATATTCTTTTGGATAGGTATTTTTTAACTCACTATTTCTACGCGCCTTCGCAGCTCTAGCAGAGTTTTGCTCTATCTCTGATTTAGTTTTTTGCAGACCATAGTATTCTTTCTGCATAGCGTTGTCATATTGCTGCAACTCTAGCACAACATCCATTCTACCCATAGCCTTGGCTGCTTGTATAGCTTGTGCTTGACCATCTTTCGTAGATATGTCATAGCGTGAAAGTATGGCTTGTTTTTGCTGTGCCTTCTCCTCTGCTGGATTGACCAGACCTGCCATCTGTGCGCCCACACCGCCTAAACCAGCTCCAGCTTGGAACATACTAGCACTAGCCTTTTGAAATGGATCTAGTACAGCATAGTTGTGAGCTTGAGTATTGGTGTCTGCAATACGTTGTTGTTGTATCTCGTATGGAGAAAGACCGAATAATCCCTTGACAATATCTTCAGCCATTATGCTAACCTCGCGCCAGTTTGTGAATTATATAATGGTGCTTGAGCTGGATTTGCATAGTTGTTCAGTGCAGTGCCAGCTCCAGTCAACAACCCACCCCAAGGACTGTAAGAATCCCCTTTGTATGCAGCAGTAGCAGCGTTAGTTGCACCACTGAGAGCCAACTGACCAGCATTAGCACCTGAAGTGCTTAGTTTAGCCCCGATTGCTGTACCTGCATCCATAGTACCAGCACCAAGTCCCTCTAGTGTGTTGGCACCACCTAGCGCAGTTGAGTATGGTGCAAATGAAGATGTTTGAGTGCTGTATGCGTTCTTCATCATATCACCGCCAGAACCAACGAAGCCCAATCCTGCTTTGGCGTAGTCGATACCACCCTGAGTAGCTTGTGATGCCAATAGAGCATCTTGTTGACGCAAGGAGTTGTAGTATGCCTCCATCTCTGGATTAGCGGCACCCATAGTGGATGTACCACCAGTAGACAGTCCAGCACGACCTGTGGCTTGTAGATTAGCCCTTAAACTATCTAATGACCTTGTTCTGGATGGGTCAAGCAGTGCCATCTGATCTGCATAATACTTTTGCGCTTGTGCCTGTGGAGATGTGGTTAGATACTGATTACCAAGATCCATTGACCTATTAGCAGCCGTAAACATTGGCTGGGTGGCATCAAATGAGTCGTTAAATTGAGTTAATCCACGATTGGATATAGCCATCAATCTGTCTTGTTGCGCTTTAGCTTCTGGCGATAGCTGGTAGCCGGCACTATTTAGATTGCCGTTGGCATCATATCCAAATTGCGACGCACCAAAGCGACTGGTAACTCCAATTGGCTTAAATTTAGCTGCATCTGCGGCAATTCTAGCTGCACCAAGAATGGCTTGTGATTGCGTAGCTGCTGCATCTTGTGCTTGTTGACCTTGTAAGTACCCACCAACAAGATTAAGTCCACCACTAATTATATTTGGTATATATTTACCAGCGGAATCCCATAATCCACCAGTAGCGGAGCCACCAGCTGCAACATTTGCTGCGCCACCAGTGTACCCACCAGAGCCATAAATTGAACTGGCGGCTGACGGATCCATAGTTAGTGATCCTGTGCCGAAACTTGGTGGATTGCCAGTCGGAACCATACTGCCATCCGTTACTGGTGCTTGCGTCCCAGAGCCACCAAACATATTACTCGCCCCATAGAGGCTACTCCCAATCTGGGCAACTGTACCTAGTGTGGAGTTTAGTTGCTCTTGCGATCCTTTGCTTGCTATCTGAGAAGTTAATATTGAGGAACCAGGAATGAATGTATTCCCTGCGAGTACAGCAACACTTTGCACCGTATCTCTAATGCTTGTCCAAAAGCTCATTGTGCGCCACCATTTCCAGCAGCATCAACCAAGCCTTGTTGCTTGAGTGCTTCCATATGTGCGTTATCCATTGGGCGAATTTCACCATTTTCAATGTAAGCAATGACTTGCTTATTACTGTCGATAACCATTTGACCATCAGCAGTCACAAAGACAGTCTCGCCATCGTAGGTTAAATCACCGTTCTGAACTTGAACTGGCTTTCCTTCGATAGTTAGCGTTCCTGTGAATCCTTGAAGCTCTTTTGGTTGTTGGCCTTGTGGTGGCTGTGCGCCAGACATCATGCCTTGTGGAGATGCCTGTGGAGGCATCTGAGGGGGAATTTGTTGAGGACTCATCATCCCCTGTTGTGGTGCAATCATGTGATAACCTATTCAAATAATGTTGATATTTTAACATTAATTAAAGTAGGCAATTGCACTATTTGCAATTGTTATCATCTTTAACTACTTATCGTGCTGCTATTGCATTTGCTGCTTTTGGTCTACCGCGCTTCTTTAATATGACTTCTTGTTTGGCGTTGTTGACACTAATGCTGAGTTTTGCCTTAGATTTCTGCCCACTCCCTGAGTTGCAGACATTGATGGCATCACCGGTGCTGATACTGCTCTCGGCCTTGCTACCCTCATTGTTGAGGTTAACGGCCTTACTGTTGGCGTTGCTTTCGTTCCCGACCAATTGTTCGCCATGCTTGATTACCTCAGTATATGATTCAAGTGAACGCATCTTAGCAATATCGCTAGGATTAATAAAACTAGCGGTATTGCCAGAGCGTTTACATTTAAAAGTTACCAACTAGGTCTACCAATAATCACCTTCCATGTAGAAGTAGCCAAATCCAATGCAACTGAGGCATGATGATTGTTGATTCTAATGGTAATGGTGTTAGCTGCTGAAACAAATACATTGACATCTGCGTCTATGGTTAGATCAACTCCAGCGGACACACCAAGAATCATATCTCCTAGTGCCACGTTCGGAATAGTAAATGTTGCGGTATCTTCAGCAGCAGCTGCAATAGATGCTGGATTTACCGTAAGATTGGCAAGCCAGAGTTCCGTGAAGGCTCCCTGAAACATCTTTGCCCCTTGTGCTACGTTTGTTACTGTTGCTGTGGTAAAAGCCATTTATATCTCCTTGGTGTGTTTTATTAAATACTCCATTGCATTTGTAAGTCTGTTTATATCATCATTAAAATGCCCCAATCCTGTATTGCATTTTCCACATAATAACTCTCTGATATGACCTTTACTATGACAATGGTCAATAACTAATCCATTTTTTCCATAATCAGATTTTTCATCATTACAAATTGCACACTTACCGCTTTGGTTTGCATACATTTTACGATAATCAAATAATCCAATTCCATATTTACTTTTCATCTTCCAATGTCGCCAATAGTCACTTCGGCTAAGATGTTTTATGGTATGAGCTCTTTCATCATAATCAGGGTTATTTTTTTTTCGTTCTTCAACTTCTAGTGCTTGTTTTGGATAAACATTTTCCTTATTGTATTCACGCATTTTAGCATTATAACCATCACGGTCTTTATCTCTAGTGCGTTGCTTTGATAATCTTTGTCTTTCACGTTCTTTTTCAAGATTACGCTCCCTATATTCTACCGCATAACCTTTTTGTTTTGCAGCATACTCAGGGTCTATCTCTTTTCTTGCTTTTATCTTTTCATATGATATTGGCATAATCTTCCCCTAGTGATAAATTACTAGGAGAAGTATATACCTATCTTATATAAGAATCAAGCGATTATTTTATAAAATTGCTCAAGCCGGCACAATTATCGAGAGGCCACCATAGTCACGCAATTCTTTAGTGCCGAAGATACAATCAGTTGTAACTAGATAACCTAGATACTCTTGCTTGTATTGCTTTTGAGTACGGATACCTTGTTGCTCAACAAGAACCAGAGAGTCCTTATGGAACATCATACCAGCACGATACTTTGTGTCAGTAGGTGAGGATGTATTCCAATCAACAGCAATAGCAAAATCATCTGAATACGATGCGCCAGTAGGAGCAGTAGATGAGAATGTCACTGATTGTGTACCAGTTTGGCTGTTAACGTGAATCCAAGGGCAGTTGCTGGAAACAAACAGCTCTACACCGTATAGATTACCTAGTCTACCAGTGCGAATGACGTTATTACCGCCAGCCTCACCAACAAACGCTTGCTCTGTAAAGCGAGAGATTCCGCGCAGTACATTGCTTTCTACAGGTGGAAGCACCAATGACAACTCCATAGAGTTAACATCAGAATCTTCAAGAGTTTGAATCATACGTCTGATAGCTGCATCAGTAATAGCTGCACCGTTACCAGTGTTGGTATTGGCAGAGCCACTGAAGTTTGTTGAACCATCGCTACCGATAACAGCCTTCTCATACAAAGCAGTTGCAGTTGCTACAGTACCAGCGTTGAAGCCAGCTCCAAGTTTATGCAGTTCACGGTCAATACGCTTGGCTAGTGCATAGCCAGCATCTTCTGTGTAAAAGCTCTTCATGCCGTTCAATGATTGAATGTCAGCCATATCTTCATATAGTTTGGAGTATTCATACCATTTATCAACATAAACAAGCACTTCAGTAGCTGTATCAGCGACTAGAGTAACTTGAGTGTTTGCTACCTTTGCAGATGCCTCACCGCGACCTGGTGATGGAATATGGAAAGTATCTCCTTTGCGACCTTTATGGTTCATTCTCTTAACGAGATTAGCCATAACTGTTTTGGTCTTGTAAGTTGCTATTGCATCATCTTCCCACTGCTCCGGAATCCACTTGTCGCTTGTGGTGATGGTTGTATTATTTGTTCCTAGTCCCATGATAAAACCCCTATATTATTTACCTAACTCGGCCTTCAGCATATGCTCTGTCAATCTCGTTTTGAGCTGCTGCGTAACCTGCTGGATCGTTAATTTTCTTTTGAATCAGTGCAATTCTGTTGTATATCTTCTTGGCGTTCTCTCCAGATCCACCTACATCTACCGAAGCTGCTTTGATAGAGTTGTTTCTAGCAGTTGTTTCAATGCTGGATTCAGCTCTAGTTCTGGCGTGTCTAACCTCTTTAAACGTACTTAAAAGATCATTAGCTGAGTCAAAATCATAGTTCTCTGCCTCTTGGAAGCTCCTAACACGCTTTGGATTGGCTTTAACCCAATTCACAAATTCCTCGTCTTTAACAATATCGTTAAAGTCGGGGTGAGCATTAGTAATCGCCCTTAAAACATTTTCCCTATTTGTTTGCTGTGAAAACCTCTCGGCAGCAACCACTTTTGGATTATTCTCAACTGCTAACCTTATGGCTTCTTTGGGATTTTCAAAGAAATCTACTTCAGGTTCTGCTACTTTTTCAACTCTATTATTTGACGATGATCTTAGTAACTCATCAGCTAACCGCCTGACATCACCAACCTCTTGTGCTTGTCTACCAACGACCAGTTCGACCTCTTGGTACATCTTCACTAATTCGGCTGGGCTTTTACCCCGAAACTTTACGGGAAGCTCTTGTTCTGTCTGCGTATCTTGATGTTCTGGTTCTTTGGACTTTGCAATCTCAGCAACCGCATCAATTTCACTTAAATCGTTCAAATCTACATCTGTCATGTTTTTCCTGCCTTTAAAAAGGTTATAGGGGTGTTAAGGTTGCCAGCCCATTCGGGTTATTAGCAAGTATGTGTCTTTATACCTATTTCATTGATAAAAGTCAACTATTTTGTTTAGCGTGTATTTTTGCACGTTCCTGACGTTGGTTTGCCCACTTGTCACTAGCTGACGGAAAGTCACCAGATATGCCCTCCAAGTGAATATGTGGTGCTCCGATCATCCTATCTGCCATCTCACCACATGGACACTGTATATTCATAGATGTGTTATCTACATATGCCTCTGTTATGTTGCCACAAGTTTCACACTTAAAGTCAATTAGTATTCTCATTTAAATCTCTCCATGTTGCCTCACTTGCTGCTTGCCAGTTGATAATAAGTGATAAAATATTCATTTCACCCTTTGCTAAGTACAATTCTTGCTCGTTTTTGACTGTATTCAACTGATTGGTTGTCTCTAAAATAGCAGTCATTTCCTCAATGAAATCAAGCCATCCGCGAGTGGACATCATCTCAAACTTGTCCTCATAGTGCCTTTGTAGCTCTATATCCATGTTCCTCCATTACTTGCTTTAAGTGTTTTTACTACCCATGCAAAACCATTCCATGTTTTAAGAGTCTTTGGAACCCATGCAGAGCCGTTCCAGTATTTAAGTCTTGCTGCTACTGTTGCTACATACGTTAATGTCGCTGCGTTTCCTGAGTAGCTGTAAGCACCTGCATCACAGGTCAGCGTATAGCCAACAATCCCAGCATACGTTAATGTCGCTGCGTTACCTGTGTAAGTGTAAGCACCAGTTGCACATGATAAAACGTAGCTTACAGATAGTGTGGCATCATTACCTGCGTAAGAATACGCACCAGCACCACATACAAGCCCATACTGTACAGATAGTGTTGCAGCCTGTCCTACATAATTATAAGCCCCAGCAGCGCAAGCCAGACTCTTGTCTACTTGTAATGTAGCCGCCTGTCCTGTGTAAGCATAAGCACCAGCATCACAAGTTAACGTATACGCTGTAGGCCCTCCAGAATCGGGGGCATCAGTTCTGAGCCTAACACCATTAACGCTGTCCCCAGCGTCAGGTCTTAGATAAATGTCGTTTGTTGCCATCTACGCACCTGGCGTAAATGTGGTGTAAGTGTTTGTATTTGGGCTAGTTCCAAAAACATCTGGGCTTCCAACCTTGTATTCTACAAAATAGTACGGGCCTTCTTGGTTGGGGTAGGCAGTCCAGTTACCAGAACCATCCGACACAGTAGAGGCTACGCATACATCGTCAGCAGTCCTGAAAACCTTAACTGTACACGATCCTAGCGCAACCCCAGTGGAATCTCTACTCACTCCAATAATTCTTGCGTTTTGCGATCCAAGCACACGGTCATTGCCACTTATATCGTCAGACACCGCAAACGCTCTACGCGCAGGGTTAACGACTGACCGACCTACAGTTCCATCGTACATCGAGTTCAGGTTACGCAGATTGACTGCGCGCCACTCATGTAAACCCTTTCCTGGTGCTAGTGACCATCCAGATTGTCCGCTATACGGACAGTTCTGACCAAATGGTACACCAGGTCTTGCCATAGAGGGTGCTGGAATGACATTGAAAGCCTTAGACCGATTCTTCCACCATTGACCTTCGATATAAGATCGTGTTGGGCCAGTAGGTTTGGGGAACTGTATCGGCATTTAGTTTAATACATCAACTTGGTAGTTATGAACAGTCATTGAGCCTGTAGCGACAGTCTGAGTAAAGAACACATCTAGTGCTGAAGCTGCTGTGTTGTCCATACCAGCACCGACTGCTGGTGTTCCGACAGGTATAATTAGCGACCCATTACTGCCCACTGCTGGCAAAGGCGATCCAATTATCGCCTCTGACTGGATAAAAGACATAAGAGGGAAGAATGTGGTAGTTGTGCCTGTACCAACAGCACGGCATACCAACGTAGTTTGGAGAAACCAAGGAACAGTAGTCTTTGCTACGATATTCAGATTTAATGCTAGTGAATCAAATACAATGGTTGTGCCTGCCGAACCCATACATATGTCGAACCGCGCAGTACCTGGAGTGGTCACAGCACATGATATTCTGCCAGACATAGTAATTTTTATCGCCCTACCAATGTAGAAGAAGTTGTTAGGCAACACGATTCGGTTGGCTGTGGGTATACATGATGCTCTAGCAGCAGCCGTTAGTGTCGGGCCGTCTGTTGCGCTCATTACAATCGTTTCTTGTGACATATATATTCCTTTAGGTTATTGTATAAGTACCGCCAGAAGCATCTAGCGTTGGGGTGAAGGTTTGAGTATCTAGCATCACTACTGCTGAACCGTAGTCCCAGTAGCCTATACATTGAGTATTGGTTAAGTTGTACAGAATTACATATCGGAAGGTGAAGCCGCCACCAGTAGCAGTCCATGTAGGGCTTGCTGGTGCAGCTAAGACTAATTTATACACACCTGCTGTCTGTGATGATGAAGTAACTGTAGCCGTTACACCTCCAGCCGTGTAGCCACCAGCAGTTCCTAGTTCGGTAGCGGATGCAGCAGTAGTGTTAGTAGCTACGTTAGGTGTTGTGTTAGATAGGATGATCTTCCAGCTATCTGTTGCAGCCTGAACTGTAGTAGCTAATATTCCTGTTCCTATTTGATACTTGACGTATGCTGCCATGTGTTACCTCTATGTTAAATCATACCACAAATCATTAGGCTGTGGATTTGGTGGTGCAGTTAATGACACCACTATCTGTGGTGTTGCATGAGTGACAGAATACATCTCTGGACTACCACCACCCTTAACTATATTGCCAGCATCTATAATATCACCATTAGACAGATTCAAGACTAGGTGTCCATCAGCAGCAATCTCTGAATCTACTACAGATACTCCAGCCTTACCTGCCTTACCATCCTTACCGTCTTTCCCATCTTTACCGTCAGCTCCAATGCCATTCTTGCCATCTTTGCCATCTTTGCCATTCTTGCCGTCTTTCCCATCCTTACCAGAATCGCCTGTGTCACCCTTTTGAAGTGCCTTTTGTTCAACCTTGACTAAGCGGTTGTCATATGACTTGAGTATCTTGCCCAAGAACATCGCCATGCCAGTGATTTTGGCATCTGGACTGACGTTTGGTCGAATCACATCAATTAACTTTTGCAACATGGCTTATTGTTGCTCTGGTGGATTTCTAAGTGAAGCCTCCAATTGATCCAAGTAAGATGTGTCAGCCTGCTTGACACCCTTCTTATCTTCCATCTGCATCTTCACAATATCCTTCTTGGACTTAATTCCTTCTTCCTTAATCATCAAGTCAGCTATCTTGACGCGCCTATCGAACTCCATAGTAGCAGCGGCATCGTCATTTGGTAGGTTAGTGGAGATAGCGTTCATAATGCGAGCTTCAGTCTCTTTTGGAGCCAATTCAGCTTCAACAGCAGTCTTTGCAGTGTCTGCTTCATGTAGTTTAGCTTTTGCGTTCAATTCAGCAGCTTGTGCTTGTTTGAGCATACCATCAGCCATTGCAGCAGCTTGTGCAGCTTGCTCTTGCTCTGGGTTAGGTGCTGACTGTTTGGCAAGTTGTTCAAGCATTTCTTCTCTATTCGATAGAGAGGAGTTCTTGAGTATGCCATTCATAAGGATTGGTGTGATTGGAGATTGCGCTCCAAGTGTTTGTATCATAAATGCTAGTTGCTTCTGCTCATACTCACGCGCAATGATACCTAGCGTTGCTGTCGGCAAGAATTTGACATCCAATGAAGGATAGCGTTCTGGCGAGAACTGCATATACCGCCAAGATGCTTTGTTAATGAACGGTATAAGGAAGTCCTCTTGGAAGTTCACCAGAGTTCGTTTGTACTTTTTAATCATGGTAGCGGTAGCCATGTCCAGACCACCCATGTCGCGTGATACTGGCGAAACACCGCCACTTGCATCTGTTGTGCCGGTTGCCATGAGCAACATACGTTCAAATTCCTTGCTGACCTCCATAGACTGACCGTCTGATACGCCAAACTTAAATGGGAACAGAATTTCTGCTGGATTGCCGTTGGTTAGGAACTGACCGCCTGGCTTGACTTCAAACTTCGCACCGCGAGGTAGCCGTGTAGCATCTACTCCAATCATGGGTGCAGTGGTTAGGGCTAGGCTGTCCATATGCGACCTCATGGAGCCATCTATAGCCATCTGCATATTAAATGCCTTCTCGACTGTGCCTCGTCCCAACAATCTATTAGGAACAGTGTCATCCTGATAAGAGATGACAGGGCGATCCTTCATCATGTAGGGCGATTCCTCTGCTTTCAGTATCATGGAGCCATTAGCAATGACAATGATAGCTTCCACCATGTCAGTGTAGTCCTCTACTGAATCGCTGTACTTATCTTCTTCTTCGTTTTCGTCCTTGGTGTCAGTAAGTTCGCCTTCATCGTCTGGCTGTAGATATTCCTTCGGAACTAAACCATAGTAGGTTAGCGTTAGGACTTTGTTGTCTTTGAAGTCGTTTTTTTGCTGACTGGCTTCGAGGCTATTGTCTCGATACATGGAATCAATATCCACATTACGATATTTGCCAGAAGCAATGCCAGACATAATCTTATGAATAGAAACATATCTTTCAATACCAATACCCATGCAGTCATCTATAGATACTCCGTTTGGATCAAAAATAAAGCTGTTGGGGTTAACTGGATTGAGTCTTACTGAGAATCTTTCGCCTTCTTTGACTCCATAGGCGGCTTGTTGGGCATCCATAGCAACTGTGGCTGGTGTGTATGTCTTTTCCGTAGAAATGACAATTTCGCCAATGCCTGTGCCGTAAATCTCTGCCATCAACTCAATTTGGTCAATGGATTTGCGTATCTTGTCCTGTGCAAAATCCTCGTAAAGCTGTTTCTTTAGCTTTTCAATGTCAAGAGCAGTGCCATTCACATCTTGAAGGTCATCCTCAATGTCAAAGAACTCTCCCTGACCGAAGATAGCCTCCATGACTTCAGCATGGCGAGTTTCTACTGCTTGTTGAGTTGCTGGAGATATGATTCTAGAGCGTTCTGACTGTCGCTGCTTATCTTCTGCTGCCCAGACTCCACGAAAGATGCGCTCATATTTCAACCAGTCATCTGAGAAGTTCTGGTCGCGGTAATCTCGCCATCTATCTGTATGGTCTATGATAAATGCCAATAATTCCTTGTCGTTCTCACTTGGCTCGTCATATTTTGACTCAACCAGTGGATCATCCTCGTTATTTTGCATTGTGACTGCCTATCGGTAGAGAACTAAGAATGTAGGTGATCCTGTACCGCCAACAGTGATAAACAGTCCTTTATCCAGTACAACTCCAGCAGTCATTGCTGGTACTGACACCAAAGTGCCAACTGAACTGCCGATACATGGTGTAAAGACTCCAGCTACGTTAGTTGTGGCTGTCGCTGTCACTGGGGTTATCAAACTGGCAGTCACGGCAGACGTATCGTCATACACCGCGATGGTTGTTGTTGTCCCTACTGCCTGAGTGATAATTCCTCCATAAGTATTACCAGCCCCGATGCCAGCGACCAATCCAGTAGCAGTAATCCTTAGTTTTTTCCATTGAACCATTATCTTATCCCCCTAAATTCCCGAAATTACGTCAAGAGGCTCATATTCTGGCGCATCATCGTCTGCTCCACCACGATAAGTTGTGACAGCCATCTGACTAACCATGCTAAGAGCATCAATAAGGTCATCATGCACGTTTTTCGTGGGGAACATAAGATATTCGTCCAAAAAAACACTCTGCCATGAATCTTTTGACTTCATGCCAGTACCGTTAAGCGTGATTCTACCGTGTTCGAACATCCCCTGTAAAGCCCACACCACTCTGTCAGTTTTGTTGCGATTTCCGTGACTTAGGGGATAAATGTGTGCGTATATGTTATTCTTTCTCATCAAGTCTGTCAAGTACGGCATGACAGCGTTCATCATTGTACCCTTTTCTATGCCAACTTGGGGTCTGTATTCGCGTATATTCTTTAAAATTCTAACAGAAGTCTCTCTTATGTCCCATCTGCCGTATTCTATGTTCTTTACCCACCATTTGCCATCGTCAGACACCTTAACTATCGCAATGGCCGTCTGATCCAAGCGTTTTTTGGAGGCACTGGCCTGACTTGACACACTTTCGAAGCCGGCACAGTCAATCGCCATGAACCAAGAGCCTTCTGGCTCGACACTACCATACTTTACCCACTCCGAACGGAATATATTGGTGCCAGCGTTGTCAAATGAAGCCATGTACTCTTGCTTAAAGGCAAAAGATGACATGGTGCGACGCGCCTTCTCAATTTCCTCTGGGTCAATAAGCTCATTATCCTCAGTTGTCATGTGCCAAGACTTCCACTCGTCATCCTCGCCACTATCGCCCAACTGATAAATGTCATAGAAGTGGTTTCGCCCGAATGGAGTACCAATGAACAGTGCTCGCCCCTTCTTATCACTCAAAGAGGCGCGAATTATCTGTTCCCACACCATAGGTTTAATAGTGGCGTACTCGTCTAACACCACATAAGTCAATGATAATCCACGCAAAGCATCTGGATTATCGGCTCCACGAATGTAAATCTTAGCCCCATTAACCATCGTAATTTCAAGATTGTTAATGTGAGATGCAGTTATCACCTCCCTTCCAAGATCCAACAACAAATCCCAGATAATGACACGCGCTTGCCCCATGGTGGGTGCAACGTACATGACCGAGGAGCCTTTGGGGCATTGCAGTGCTTCAATTATCAGCGTGACGGCTGCTAGGCGTGACTTGCCACAGCGTCTGCCAGCGCATACGACCTTGAAGCGTGTCTTATCAGACAGTACGCCCCTTTGCCACGCCAAGAGAGAGAAGTTTAGGTCAGCCATCATGCTCCAATGTTAGTGGTTCATGCTCTGCCCCAATAGTTATCGGAGCCTCCCCTATCCCACCAATGGTGATAGTGACAGCAGTTCGCTCGCCACCACCTTTCTTCTCCTCAAACAAGGACATAGGCAGTATCCTGTCTATGCACATCTTGAGAGCAGCCATCTGACCAACGTGGGCATCATCTGTTGCTATATCTATGATTTTGTTGATAATGTTAGTGCCGACGGCAGACTTGAGTAGCCTTTCCTTGAACTCTGCCATACGTTGTTTATTGCCGACATCTGTGCCAACCTTCTGACAGGCGAAAGCCTTTTTGCCCTCCTTGTGCAGCCTCTTGTTCTCTTTAGATCGTTCTAGTCGTGCTTGGGCTGCTTGTGTCTTGGTGATTGCCATGAGCTTAATATACCTCTTTTTTTTTAAAATTGCAATACGTCTAAACTACAGTGAACAGCGGTTTGTATTTTGCTCTAAATTCGTCTGAGCACTGTTTTGCGTCATCCAAAGACTTAAAACATCTAGTGTATGCCTTTCTTGCAGACTTGACGCGAACCCTAAAGAGATTTTTTCTGCTTAACCAGTGAACATTTGGATATATATTATTTGGTGGTGGCAAGCAATTTTGTCTGTTTTCAAAATCTGTAACCTTTCTAAGATTGATAATTCGGTTATCAGTCTTAATCCTGTTTATGTGGTCTAAATGGCCTTCAGGAAACTGACCGTAAACGTATAGCCAAGCAACTCTGTGCTGAAGATACAGTTTATAATCAATGCAAAGTGCAAGATAGCCGTCAACATTTAACTTATCACTTACCCTGTATCCAGCTCGCTGTATAGATTTTATCCGCGTGAATATTCCAGTGCTTTCATCGTAAGTCATTAATTCTTTTAGCCTTTCTTGTGTCAACATGATTCTTCCTTTGTAGTTGGTTCATTAAGAGGATACTACAAACACAAAATAAAGTCAATTACTACTCTTGTGAGAGGTGGCTGATACTGAAAATTTTCCCCCAATCCAATACCCCTCCCCCCCCTGTGGTCTCTCTCACTACACACATACAATCAACAGCTTGCGTGCGCTCAGTACACAGCGCACACACAGCAAGCGCACACAGCACAGCGTAGCGCAACAAGCGTGCAACAAGCGCGCAGCCGATGGGTGATTAATAGCTAATTGAATGAGCACCTATTATAAGGACTGCATACATA